AGGATATTGCTCAAAATCTACCATAAGTCAGAAACGCTTTCAATAACAGGGCCTTCATCATCTAATTCATCTGGAACGCCCCATCTTTTAAGAAGAATAGAGCGCAACTTTAACCAATCATCGACATTGTTTTGAGTCACTTGAAAATCAAGTTCCTTGATCGACTTGCGGTTCGTACAAATCCAAAAAAGAAGCCCTGCAAGAGCTAGATCCATCATCTTGCTATTTTCCCCGGTAGTAGGATCAAAATCGTTTTCAGGATTCAATCCTGCTTTTATCAGTTGAGTTGACAATACTCCGTCCGGGACCTTTTGACCGAACTCAAATTGCAGGGCTTCTTTATTATTCATGATCAGATAATATCTATGATTTCTTTACTAAACCGCGATCGATTAGATTTGCCAAACGGTCCTCATCAAAGTGGGAAACATCGGCACCACGATCATATACTTCACCATCATCCTTCTTAGTGTTTCCACGGAAAGGATCAACAACTACGAATTTTGGCTCAGATTTCTCTGCTTTCCCTTTTCCCTTCTTGCCAAGATCTTCTTTTAGCTTCTTGATTTCAGCATCTAAAGCGGTGATCTTTTCATCTTTCTTAGCAGATTCAGCTTTTAATTCACCATTCTCCTTTTGAAGACCTTCGATCAGTTTTGCATTTTGGTTTTCAGACGGTTGCTCTCCGCCTTGAGTTCCTCCTACTTTAGGAGAAGCAGCTGGAGCATTTGCCCCAGCACCCTCAACTTTAGTTCCTTCAGCCGACATATTATCCACCTGGTAAAATAGTTTTTAGAATGAAAATGGATTTTGCATTGTTCAATACAGGCGTACAGTAAGCTGTTCCTTTTGTCACCACGGTGATAGGATCTTCAATACCCCAAGTTTTGATTAATACAATACCCGATTTCGTTTTGGTCGCAACACCTGCTTCAACATACTCGTCTGCAGATGTAGTGTGCTGTGTATTTCCGAGCTGTTCAGTAACCGAGAAAGTTACGTTTCCTGGCTCCCAGCCTGTGACAACGGTTTGTGTACCATTTTTAGACTCTTGAACCATCTCTGATTTCCAGATTTTAAAGATTGGCAAACCTTTAGAACGCAATGCTCTATTGATTTCCTCTAATCCTGGTTCTTGCTGTAGTCCTAATGCGTTAGCAACGTAAGTGGCTGTGAACTTTTGGATACCTGCATTCTGAGCAACCAAATCAATCGTTGATTCCTCACACCATGCGAACTGTGGTACAGGCAAGTTGGCCAACTTAGCCATCGCCTTAACCTTACGGAGGTCCCCAACAATATCTGCTGTAGGATCAGTCCAATTCTTCGTCGCATTTACGAAATTGGTTGAAGGGATACCGAAATCAACATCGGTAGTTGTTTGGACACCTTGCTCGTTATTAACCTGCGTAAGCTTGTATTTACCTGTAGATGCAATACATTTCGCTAACCACTCATTCCGTGCTTCCACAAGATTCACGGCAAAAACCTGATCTTCATAGTGCCAGTCTAGGACACGCTTTGCAGCTTCTCGTCGCGTTGGTCCTGCCGGCAAGCGACGAACGGCATCTTCAAGTTCACGCAACGTATTAAAGTCTGTTTCAACTTTTTCTCTACCACCTTCTATCTTTGGCATATCTCCGCTAATAGTTGTCGGTAAATTACGACCAAAACGAGGCGATGCACTGTTGAAGTCAACAACGGCGCCCATTACTTTAGCGCCAAACTGAGCCTCAACACCCGACCACTTTAAAGTAGGCTGATATTGCAGAGGAAATGCCGCCTGATATTGAAGCGTGTCAAAAGGATACGTTGAAATGTATGCTTGTGCATCCGCTTTTCTAAACTCAGGCACTAATTCTTGTACATTTATCATTTGATAGATTATACTTTAATTAAACAAAAGTGATTCTTGGAAGAGCTTCAGCCAGATCAGCTGCAATTGCTTGCAATTCTGCTGATAATGCTTTAATCCTAACCGTACCACTGATAACTACTCCATTTGCAAGGGTATTCCCATCAGATACTTCTGATGCCCTGTGCGTAAAACCCAACGGTTTGATTGATCCACCTACAGCATTCAATACTTCTCCGATTCCAGTAGATGCATCTCGACCCACCAAAGATCCCTCTGGAACATATCCATCAGGGTAATCTGCTTTAGCTACGTTGAGTGTCATACCACCAGGAAGAGTATCAATTACGTTTTCGAAAACGACCTTATTGAAACCTTGGGTACCTGATCTTTTTACTCCTTGTAATCCCATTTAAAAGGTTATTGTGCGCCAGCTTTTGCCTTAGCATCCGCTTCGCGCTGTTTAACAATTTCTTGCATTGCAGGAGACACCTCGTCATCCTTCAATTTAACACCTCTGCCACCTTTAGAAGGAGTATCATTACCTAGACCAGCATCCGAAGCCGCCTGAATTTCATCAGCAACATCTTGTTCGATATTCGCTAAGTAGTTGTTGAAGTCATCGTCGCTTTCTAATTTCAAAATATCGAAATCGCGAAGCGTACGGGTTTTAAAACGTTCAGGGGCTTTGTCTAATTTGGCTTCAAGTTGTTGGCGTCTAGTTTGGGCAACTGATCCTTTTTGGATTGTTGTAATGGTACTCGTGAGAGTCTCAATAACCTTATTTTGATTCTCAACGTGAGCTTTAAACCATGCGGGCATATCATCTCCACTTTTACCAGCAGCTTTAGCAGCTTCTTCCGCTGCAGCTTTCTCATCTGCTTCCTTCTTCGCTTGAGCTGCTTTTGCGGCATCCTCTTCCTCTCCTGCTTTGCTCTCCGCATTGCGTTTAGCATCATCCAGCGAAGCCATTTCCTTGAAACTAAAAATTTGGTCTAGTTTGTCTATCTCACCGTCGATATCGTCTTCGTTAGTTACGATTGCATCTAACTTGTCCGCTAGTCCGTTGATTCTGACATTTGAAAGGTTAGCGGCACCCACAGCGGTTGCCTTAGCTTTCAATTTTGCGATAATCTTTGATTTAAGTGACATAATTTTGTGATTGTGAGTCAAGTCCGAGTAGCTATTTCGTGCCTGCCTCGTTTAAAACTTATAATCACAAAATTATATTAAGTTATCCGATTGGATAATACCACTATTATGCAAAAGGTTTATTTGCATCAGAAAAGGTAATTAAGTAAATTAGTGGGTATTTATTTATGAACCTTAAAATTTAAAACTATGGAAGAAATTAAAATTGGAGATGTGGTTCAATTAAAAAGTGGTGGAACTTCAATGACTGTTGAAGATATATCAAAAGATAGTGATGGAAAAGATGTAGCGAGTTGCTGTTGGTTTTATAATGGAGAATATAAGAACGAGAAGATATATGCAGTTGCTTTGAAAATATTTGCTCAGAAAGCTTCGCCTAGATTTGTAAAATAGTATATATCATATCCACACCTGCAACATAGAACTTACCTTCATACCATACCACTTCAAAAAATAGCTTCTATTCATTTTAGACACTTCATTTGTGTCAGTGATATGGAAGCTATTTCCATGAATATCATAAACCATCCCCTGGTGATATAGGAACAAATGCCAGACTCCCTTTTTATGGTTAACACACCGCATGATGCACGGATAGGAAGTCTCTGGATCAAACTTTATGAAACGTGGGTTAGTATTAAATCCTAATTTTCTAAATACCTGAACATAAGTTTGCCCGGACCAATGCAACCTCTTTACTTCCTTCACTGCCTTATTCGACTCCTCGAAATCCAGTCCAGTCAAAGAAGAAATGACGGATTGATTATACAACCCGTCACCAAAAGAAACTACTTCTATTTCGTATTTCATTTTATCACCTTTAATTTGGCCGCTCGCTTAGGAAATGAAACTTTAGATATGCTGACTGTTATTGATTCATCTTCGTATGTATCTGTATCAAATGGTGCCAAAGTAAAAACTTCATTATCAAAATGAGCAGCCAATAACATCATCTCAACATCCTTGTCACGATCATGAAATATTAAAATCATATATGGTCTAAACGACCTTTTTACCATTTCCTCTCTAGTCATAACTATTCGACTTTAACTTCTGCGGCGCTAGCAGCCTTTTCTTCCTCTTCGATCTGTTTAAGCTCTTCATCTGCATTCTTGGTATATGGAGAATAACCGACAGCAGACTTTTGAGAAAGAACCTTGGCACCACCTGCTGCCTTTTGAAGTAACCCAATAGTTTCAGCGTCGTCATTGATGCGGTAGATTGGAATATCATACGTAATCGACAATGATTGCTCAGCTTTTACCAGTGATGTATCAATAGCAGCTGCAAAAGCTTTATTGAGATTGATATCTCGTTGGGTACATTGACCGTATTCCCCGTCTATTTCATCTTGAGCAGCTAAATGCGGATCCATAAAAACACGATCATACGCAACGCCGGACTGAGCACCTATTCCCTTAAGATCCTCCATTGCCATTTGTGGCGTTTGGGTACATGTAAAAATGAATTTGACTAACGTATCAATTTCAAGCTTTACGGCTTCGGTAGCTTGTTCCCATGTAACGTATTTTGCATCACCTCCTTCCCCTTTTATCTCTATTGATTTTCCTTGTTCACCTTTTTCCAGAACCTTCGCCCCAACTTTACCCATCATTACAAACACAGGAGAAGCATGATAATCATTGGTATCACCGAAATTGGAGAGAAGCGTTTCAAGTCGAGATATTGACTTCTGAACATCTGCCCAGGGCGGCTCTGGTCTGGAATAATAAACAACAGGGATCTTCTTGTATGAATGGGCAATGGTATCTTCGAGAATCCATCCTGCATCATTATCTGCTTGCTCGCCAGTACGCGCTTGGCGGAATTTGAGAATAAAGGTATCTGAATAAATATCAAGGCGTTTATCCTTCTGCTTTGCTTTCTGGGCCAATTCAGTAGTATCAGTAATGCCTGAAAGCTCGGATAATCCAAGCGCTGATTCGTATCCCACACCGAAATATACCATATTTCCAAGATCATCAAACACAGGAAGGAGACTATATCCAAGCTGCGGAGAAAGGATCTTACAACGCATTCTAAAGTTTCCTTTCGCGCCAATGGACTTCCAATATTCAGGATCTACCGGTTCAGAGTACCAAAGCTTTGCTACTTGTAATTCACTGAGCAATCGACGGGCGACCTCTTTCTCCAAAAATTGAAGCTTATTATCCTCTCTGATCTTTTTAACCATGTCAAGCAAACGTTGTTCTTGATCGTCAACAGGATTAGCTTCAAGCTGCATTTTTCCAACATTCATGAAGGAAACACGACGTTTTACAATCAACTTTTGAAGAGGAATACCGATTCGGTTCACCTCGATTCTTTCAGTTTTATATTGAGGCTGTCCGTTTTTTAGAATAGGATTACCATCCCCATCCTTTACAACTTTCTTAACCTTCTTCTTAGGACGAATATTTTCATCGAATATCTCATGCTGAGTAACGTCGTACTCTGCTGCTGCTCTGTCATAAACCGGAGCTAAACTTGTACCAATAGCATCCACCAAAGCTGGAAGAACAGCAGGTTGAATAGATACGGTTGTGCTTTTTTCTTTTGCCATTTTTAGTATTGTTGGTTAGTTTTAAAATAAATCGAACACTTCATCGCTGGTATCCTCTTCAATTGAAACTAGATCGAAATATTTCCTCATCAATATCAAATCGCGCCAATCTGGTGATCGTCCGATCTCCTTCTTAACTTCTTTTTTAGGAAGTATCCTAAGCTTATTCTCATCATCAGATTTATACGTTTTTAACCAGGAGAATTCCTCCTGTATTTCTTGCTGTTCTGATTCTGACTCAATGCATTTAAGTAATATTTTATGCCCTGCGATATCATCCGCCAGTAGATACGCGCATTGTGTTTGGAGATTCTGGTAATTCTCCTTTTGAGGCAGATCGTCTCGGCTATCGCCGTAGAACCTATTCTCGTTTTCTTTGGCTTCATCAGTGATTATTGCTGAAGCGTTATTTACAAAGCCAAGGATGCCACATACATCGACGGTTCCACCGCCAACTCCATCTTCATCCGCAATACAGTGATGGGCAGGAATACTCCATTTTGCTCGCATTGCATTGATACATGCCTGTATGTCCAAAGTAGAGGACATTTCAAATGAATGACACTCCATTAAGATCCATCCCCACCAAACACCAATACGTGCCTTATCCGATCCAAATCGAGCAATGTCAGCGGTGATATACCATTTAGGTTTTTCAACCATTTCATTGTATTTTGTCCAGATATGGGTATTGCTGAACATTGCGATGATATCATCGTATTTGCACATAGCATTTGGATCATCATCATATTCCCAATTCCCGTGTAGCAAACGTTCTTTCTTTGCTTTATCCTTGGTCCTTTTCAACCTTTCAACATATCCTTTATCAATGTGGGGGTTGTCCTGAACAAAGGCTGCCAAATATTTCATTATTGGCGGCAATGTTCCCTTTTTATTTGGGAGATAGAATGTTTTGTACATCCAGTTCTTCTTCGGGTTACAGGTGATGAAAAGCTTGCCAATTAAGTTGTATCTCTCATTGTATTGTCGGCCGATGCGTGTTTTAAGAACGTCATATGCACCGAAATCAATCTCTCCACCCTCTTCAATCCAACCACCTGTATACTCCGTTGAACCAAAGCGTTCATAGACGGGATCTCGCGGAAGAAATTTCAATTCCAAAAGGTCAATGCGGCTACCATTCTTGAATTGAATAAAATTCTTCTGACCATTGTATTTGAAATCAACACCATTGCGGAGGCCATAGGCCATGGCAACTTTAAAAAAAGTGATTAAGGTAGATTCAGTAATACGCTTGAGCTCTTCACGGCCGATAAACCATCTGGTACCAGGATAATTCCAGCATTGGAACATTAACCAGCAACAGCCGGTCCATGACTTAGCACCACCGGCGGCACCACCGTAAAGAAACTCTTCCGTTTCGTTATCTGTTAAGATTCTAAGAGCCTCTTCCTGCTTTTCATGCCGGCCTTTGGGAGTTTCGACTATAAAGTCAAATATCCCTCGTTTGAAGGATATTCCTTGAAGCTGTCTCACATCAAGATTGGACAATATAGCATCGATTTCATTCATCTATTGAGACTTCCTTGCATTCATTAATTCCCGAATAGTATCATCACTCAGGGAGTCAGGATCGATCTTGTTTTTATCATCTACGACAAGAGTTTCGGAGTACATACCATTGACCCGGGCAAGCTTATCAAGCATTCCATCAACAGCGTACATTTCGACTTTAGGACCAAACTCTTTCCATTCAAAAGACTTAATCTTGCCCCCTTCTTTATCCTTAGCAAGCTTAACCAAATCGATCTCAACTGATTCATAGGTTTCGACTTCACTATCATCGAATGTTGCGGTAGGATCCAGTTCCAAATCAATCTCAGCACGAAGAATAGAATCTTCCAATGGAAGAATATTTTGTTCGATGTACTTGTCACGTAGGTCATCGGTTAAGCCCTTACGATCAAGGTACATCGCATGACGTTTGATTTCTAGCTTCTTTCTTTCAATCAACAGATGAAGCGATTTTGGAACAAGCTTCGTTCTCTCGCGCTGCACGATCTTCATGTAATCGTTGATGTTGGAACCAGCGATATCCTTCATCATCTTCATCACCTGGTCAGAGTCCATCCGTGATTCTTTCAATCGCGCGTTAACCAGAGTCGAAATTTCAACATTCTTCAACAGTCTTTGGCCCTGAGAATATGCTGTCTTTTCCGAATATCCTGCTGTCTTGGCAGCCTTCGTCGCATTGAAGTGAATAAGATAATCATCG